GCACAGAAACTGAACTTAGCTCCCGAAGAAACGACTGAGGCTGCCGATGACGCAGAGCCAATCGAATCCGAGGTTGAGAATGAGCCAGAAGCAGATGATGAGGCACCAGCTACAGAGAACGAAGGTAAACCGAGCAAGCTGAAAGCGCGGTTTTCAGAGCTGACTAGACAACGCGAACAGGCCAGGGCAGACGCCCAGCGTGAGCGTGATGCCAGAGAAGCGCTGGAAGCACGGCTACAGGCTTTGGAACAAGGACAGACGCCGAGACAGGCTCCTGTTGCTGATGCCAAGCCAACGCCGGATCAATTCACGGATGCTTTTGAATACGCAGAAGCATTGGCTGAATTTAGCGCTGAACGGGCACTTAAAGAGCGGGATCGGCAGGATCAGGAAAGGAAAGCGCAAGAGCAACAGGCGAAAGTCGTGCAGACTTGGACCAAGCGGCTTGAAGCGGCAAAGGCTGAGATTGACGATTTTGATGAGATGGTGGCGTCAAGCGATGTTGTTGTGCCGAATCACATTCGGGACGCAATATTAGAGTCAGACGTAGGACCACAAATCCTGTATCACCTTGCATCAAATCAAGATCAGGCCCGATCCTTTAATGATTTGACGCCGGCTCAAGCGTTGAGAGCCATTGGTAAGCTCGAAGCAAAGTTTGAGAAATCTGAAACTAGCAAGCCTGAGCGATCTGTGGTAAAAAGCAAGGCACCAGCCCCGATCAACCCTATCAAGTCAAGCAACGCAACCGCTGACAATCTCGTGAATTCAAAAGGCGAATTTCATGGGACTTACGCAGCATGGAAAGCGGCTAGACAAGCCGGCAAGATTAGGTAAACAGATTTATGCGTCATTGACGCAAAGGAAATAAAATGGCCAATACCCTTTTAACGATCAGCAAGATCACCAACGAAGCGTTGATGGTCTTGGAAAACGAACTTACGTTCACCTCCGAAGTTAACCGTGAATACGACGATCAATTCGCCGTTGCCGGTGCAAAGATTGGCGCAACTGTTAACGTCCGTAAGCCAGCACGGTTTATCGGAACTACGGGACCAAACCTGTCGGTTGAAGACTTTAACGAGACTTCAATTCCCGTTACGCTGAATACCCAATTCCACGTTGATACCCAGTTCAGCACCGCTGACTTGGCTCTTTCGTTGGATATGTTCTCGGATCGCGTGATTAAGCCTGGCGTTGCTGCTATCGCCAACAAGATCGACCGTGATGGTTTGGTGCTTGCCAAGAACAACGTGGCCAATATTGTCGGGACGGCCGGCGTGCCACCGACGTCGCTGTTGACCTACCTGACCGGCCAGGCTTATCTGGACTCAGAAGGCGCACCACGCGACGGACGCCGTGCTTGTATCGTCGAGCCGTTTACCTCGGCTACCATCGTCGATTCTTTGAAAGGGCTCTTTATGCCTAGCCAGAAGATCAGCGATCAGTACGAAAAGGGCATGATGGGCACCGACTCGGCTGGTATGCGCTGGAGGATGGATCAGAACGTGGTAAGCCAGACCTTTGGCTCATACGCTACTGCAACCCTTTCGACCAATACAACGACCTTTACCGGCTCTCTGACGTCTGGTTGGGCATCGTCATCGACGATCACCATCTCGGCAACGACAGCAGCAGCACCGATTCAGCAAGGCGACGTGATCACCATCGCTAACGTCTACGCTGTTAACCCACAGAACCGTCAGCCTTACGGCACCAACCGTTTGCGCAACTTTGTTGTGACTTCGGCAGTGACGATTGCTTCGGGTGGCTCGGCATCGGTTACGGTTAGCCCAGCAATTATCACGGCTGGCCAATTCCAAAACGTGTTTGTTTCGGCTACCAGCAGCTCCGCTGTTGTGACTCCGTTCAATAACACCGGGACGGTTTCTCCACAAAACATTATTCTGCATCGCAATGCAGAAACATTGGCTTGTGCAGATCTTGAATTGCCAATGGGTGTTGTATTTGCTGGACGTGCATCGGATAAAGAGCTGGGGCTTTCGATTCGTGTTTGTAGGCAGTATACAATTAATAACGACAGTATTCCATGTCGTTTAGATGTTCTATACGGCTGGGCGATGCTTTATCCAGAATTGGCTTGTCGCGTTGCGGCTTAATTAACAAAGATTTAAGGAATAAATCATGGCGAATCCGGGACCCGCAACTACCGTTGCCAATCATCCACAGGTGCTTGGTTCAAACCAGGCTCTGCGTTTGTTGGCATCGGCTCAGTCAGTCAGCCTCGCAGTAACGGGTGACACCGTTCTGCCGATTCTCAACACGGGCAGCTACAGCGTTTCAAACGTCATCGTGACAAACGCTTCGACCAACTTGTCGACGGCTACCGTCCCTTTGGCCGGCGTGTTTCCAGCGCCTGGCGCAAGCGGCACCGCAATCGTGGCGAATGCCAGCCTGAGCGCATTGACCAGCTCTGCGGTTGTGTCGCAGCGAACTGTGGCTTCTACAGTGGCGCAGACGGGTCAAGCCGTGTACTTTAACGTCGGCACGGCAGCGTCTTACCCTGCCACCGTTGACGTGTTTGTCTACGGTTACGACCTCACGTTCCTGCCATAAGTTGGGCAAATAGGGGAAAAGCCGATCTCACAAGGGTCGGCTTTTTTCTTTAATTTTGGAATAGAAAATGTCGCAGACAAATCAGGTAAACGTAGTCACGTCTACGAACGTGGTCCCAGTTGGCGCCACATATGACGCTAACGGAAATTTTGTTACATTGGTTGGCGCAGGTGGCCAGCCAATTAGCTCTGGTGGATCGGCAACCGACAGCTATGTAACTCTAAGCGCGTCGCTGGATCTGCCAAATGAGCGGGTTCTGACAGCCGGCACAAATATCACGCTGACAGACACGGGGCCAGGCGGCACGGTCACCATTGCATCAACCGCTGGTGGCGTCTCGAACGTCGCAACCGGGACAGGTCTGACGGGTGGTCCGATCACGTCGACCGGCACGATTGCGCTGGCCAATACTGCGGTCACTGCTGGCAGCTACGGCACGTCGATTGGCATTCCTCAGATTACGATTGACGCTCAAGGCCGGATCACCGCTGCAAGTACGGTTGCGACGACTAGCAACAGCTATCAAGGCACGTGGAATGCGTCGACCAATACTCCGACGCTGACTTCAAGCGTTGGGACGCTCGGGTTTTACTACGTTGTCTCGACGGCTGGCTCGACTAACCTAAACGGCATCACGACCTGGGCGATCGGCGATTGGGCGGTCTACAACGGATCAGCCTGGCAAAAGGTTGCTGCAAGCGGTTCAAGCGCGTTTGCCACGCTTACCGTGACTGGTTTGACTGGTTATATGTATGCCAACGGCGCAAGCGCTGTGACGGCTTCTACGACCATTCCTAATGCTGGACTGACCAATTCATCGGTCACAATTGGATCGACCAACGTGGCGCTTGGCGCTACAGCATCAACGATTACCGGCTTGACGCTGACCAGCCCGACGCTAACCACGCCAGCGCTCGGCACTCCCTCCGGCGTTGTTTTGACCAATGCAACGCTTTTGCCGCTCACGACCGGCGTCACCGGCAACTTGCCGGTCACAAATCTAAATGGCGGCACGGGCGCATCTGCAACGACTTTCTGGCGTGGCGATGGCAGTTGGGCAACGCCGGCTGGTGGTGGCGGCGGCTCTCCCGGCGGCGCAAACACTAACATTCAGTTTAACAGTTCTAGCTCATTTGGCGGTTCTGCAAATCTGACTTGGGACGGCACAAACGTCCAACTTGGCGGCGCAGGCGCTTTGCGTTTTGCTGATACTGACAATAGCAATTATGCATCGTTTCAATCTCCAGCCACATTAACGGCAAATACTGTTTACACATTGCCAACGGCTTTGCCTACGGCTTCTGGGCAAGTCTTAAGTGCTACGACCGCCGGTGTGATGAGTTGGACGAGCACACTTCCATCCGCACCAACAAGTGTTGAATATCTTGTTGTTGCTGCTGGTGCGGGTGGAGGTGGTGGGACTAGTTCTGCTGCTTTGATGGGCGGCGGCGGTGCAGGTGGTTTGCTTGCTGGTACTGCAAGTGTAACTGCTGGCTCTACCTATTTTGTCACCGTTGGAGCTGGTGGCGCTGGTGGTAGTGCATTAAGCGGAACAGACGGAAATAAATCAGTATTTGATGCAACATCTTTAGGTGCGTTTACTGGAACTTATGCTGCCACGGGCGGCGGCGGCGGTGCAGGAGGAAGCAGCCCAACGGGAACTGCGTTCCCCGGTAAACCCGGAGGTTCTGGCGGTGGCGGTGCAGGTGGTGGCCCTATTGGTTCTGAAGCAGGTGGTGCAGGCACAGTTGGTCAGGGAAATAATGGGGGCGCTGGTATTACTCCTGTGCTTGGTGCTCCAAATTACGGTTCTGGTGGAGGTGGTGGCGCTGGTGGTGTTGGGGCTGCTGGAACGTCAACCACAGGCGGGAATGGAGGCGTCGGGTCAAGCACTTATACGGCTTGGGGCGCTGCCACTTCAACAGGTCAAAACGTAAGCGGCACTTATTACTATGCCGGTGGTGGTGGTGGAGGTACTTTTTCAGGAGGAACTCCCGGCTCAGGAGGCTCTGGCGGCGGCGGCGCTGCGGGGGTAACTTCAGGTGGAAATGGAACCGCAGGAACAGCAAACACCGGAGGCGCTGGAGGTGGTTCTGGTTCTGGCAGCGGTGGTACTGGCGGTGCAGGTGGTTCTGGCATTGTTATAATTCGATACGCAAATACGTTTACAAAAACCCCAACGACAACAGGATCTCCATCTACTGTTAATACTGGTGGGTATATTTATTACACTTGGACCGGAAACGGTTCAATTGTTTTCTGAGGTACAACATGGCTCACTTTGCAAAATTAGATAAAGACAATGTTGTTACTGAAGTTCACGTTATAAACAACATTGAAATGCTTGCCGCTGATGGTTCTGAATCGGAGGTGATGGGTATTGCGTTTCTAATCCGCTGGTCTGGCGGTTACAGCAATTGGAAACAAACCAGTTACAACGCCAAAATTCGCAAGAACTACGCAGGGATTGGTTACAAGTACGACGCTCAACTCGACGCTTTTATTCCACCACAACCATTCCCAAGCTGGATGCTAAACGAGCAAACCTGCCAATGGGATGCGCCAGTACCAATGCCAACTGACGGTCAGCGGTATCAATGGGATGAACCAACAACTTCTTGGGTGTTGATCAATGTATAACTCACCTTTCACGCCATTTGGCCCGACGTACTTGGTTGGCACGTCTCCGGTGCAGGTCGCATCTACCAACAACGACAACCCAACGAGCTATCGAGTGCGCAACACCAGCGCATCGGCGCAGTATCTAGCCTGGTATGCACCGTCTCCTGGCAATCCAACGCCAACGATCACGGTGGCAGCGCCAACAGCCGGAAGCCCTAAACGGCAGACGCTTGGGTTTCTGCCAAACTCGGTTGAGGTCTTTGGCGGCATTCCTGCCAATGCTTGGTTTCAAGCTGACGCTGCTGGAGCTTTTGAGGTTACCCCAGGCGAGGGACTCTAATGGCACTAAGGGCAACATCTGGGGCAAGTGGCGGCGGCGGTAGCGGCACGGTCACAACCGTCTCTGTTGCCACTGCCAACGGTCTTGCTGGTACCGTTGCCAATCCAACGACGTCGCCATCCATCACGCTCAGCACGACCGTCACAGGCGTCTTAAAAGGCGATGGCGCGACCGTCAGCGCTGCCGTAGCGAACACGGACTACCTAACTCCACCGAGCGGCACAGCGCTTCAGAAAGCCGGCTCTGGTGGCGCTTTGGCCAATGCCGTGCTCAATACGGATTATCAGGGTCCGATTGCGCTAACGACTGTCGGTACAAGTGGCGCATCGACGTTCAACGGAACAACGCTGAATATTCCAAACTATGCTTCTGGCGCCGGCACCGGCACGGTCACGACGGTTTCTGTGGTCGGTGCAAACGGGTTTGCTGGTACGGTGGCAACGCCAACCACGACGCCGGCTATTACGCTAACCACTAGCATCACAGGAATGCTCAAGGGCAGCGGTGGAGCGCTTGCGGCAGCGGTTGCCAATACGGATTTCCAATCGCCGATCACGCTTAGCACAACGGGATCAACCGGCGCTGCAACGCTGGTTGCTAACGTCCTGAATATCCCAAACTACTCAGCGGCTGGTACGGTCACCAGCGTGGCTACAGGCACGGGGCTAACGGGCGGCACGATTACGACCAGCGGCACGATTTCGATTGACGCTACGGTGGTCACGGTTGACGGCACGCAGACGTTGACCAACAAGACCATCTCAAATTTGTCAAGCGCATCAACTGTGCTTGATAGTGGCGGCAGTAATTTTCAATTTGGCTTTCGCACGATGCCGAAGTCAACGAATGCCAGCGGCACTCTGGTTTTGTCTGATAGTGCCAAGCACTACTACATCACCAGCGGAATCATTGTGCCGCTCAACGCATCGGTGGCGTTCGACATTGGGACGGTGATCAGCATTGTCAGCAACAACACGGCTTTGACGATCACTCCTGAGTCTGGCGTGACGCTACAGCTCGCCAACAGTGCATCTGCTGGCACTCGGTCATTGGCCAGCAACGGCATTGCAACGCTGCTAAAGGTTGCTGTGAACACTTGGTACATTTCTGGGACTGGCGTCACATGAGTGGTTTCTTGGGAATGATGTTCCCCGGAAGCAGTGCAATCACGCCATCGGTTTTCATTGCCTACAGTGGCGCAACACCGCTCAAAAGAATCTCTGTTTATGGATGGGACTCCACCACCGGATTCGGGTCAATCTACACCGCTCCGACCATTCCTAACGCAATCAGCCAGGTTTCCTTTGTTCGCAACAACTCAAATCTATCAGCGTCATTTACTTCGGCTCCTTATTTCAGCGTCTGGCAATGGTCTGGTGTTGGTTTTGGGACGCAATATTCCAATCCTGGCAGTGCTTTAAGCCCAGGCGGTGGTGGTCCAGCAGGGTTCACTTGGACAGACAGTGTTGATGCAATCCTGACGTCCAATGCCACCGCGCAATCCTTTCCACAGGCATGGGCGTGGAATCAAACAACCGGATTCGGATCTAAATATTCCAATGGTCCGGCGCTTAATTCTGTTGGAACAACGACCGGCATCACGCTAAACGGCACCAATACTCAGGTGGCATTCAGCCAAGGAAGCTCGCCGGTCATTTCGTTGTTTCCGTGGTCATCTGCGACTGGTTTCGGCACTAAATACGCAAACCCTGCGTCGCTGCCACCTTTTGGCAACAACACGGGAAGCATATCCTTTAACCAAGTAACCAATGATCTTGCAGTGGGCAGCACTTCAAATCCGTTTGTAGCGTCTTATGCCGTCTCACCGTCTGGATTTGGCGTAAAATATGCCAACCCATCTACCTTTATTGGTGGAACGGTGTATTCGGTAAGGTTTGCGCCAAGTGGTGCTGCAATTTCTATCGGAACCAATAGCACGCCAGGGGTTAAGGTTTATGCTTGGGGTGCTGGTTTTGGTTCTCAGTTTGCAAGCCCGTTGTTTAATGCGACTGGACAATCTACTGACTGGTCAAGCACTACATCGGCAATTGCTGGAGCGCAAACGGTTGCATCTCCGTACACTACGGTTTGGCGTTGGACTCCGAGCGGTTTTGGCTCAGCGTATTCTAGTCCGGCAACGGCACCAGGCGTTCCAAGCTGCGTATCATTTAGCAATCAAACAAGGTAAATCATGATCACCGACCAAGAAAAGCAAGCTGGCTTAGTCATGAATGCGTTCCATCGTGAAATGGAAATCTACGGCTACCAGCTCAACATTGACAACTATGCTGCGATGCTCGAGGCGCTTCCGGCTGGCGATTGGCCGGCAGATATTGAAGCGTTCAAAACGGTCAAGACCGAGGATTTGCCGCATGAGCTGAGCGACGATCAAGTGGCAACGATTGGTGATTTTCAGTACCGCGACCGTTTGCGCGTTCTGGTTCGCACCGAGAAAGCCGAGCAGAACAAATCAATCCGCATCCGTGACGTGCTGAAAGCTCAGGTCGGCAGCAATTACGATGCACTGGTCGCAGCTTACAAGATCAGCCAGGCGTAAATCATGGCCGTCAAACTATCCCCGTTAGCTGGTGCCGGTTGGCAGTTTTTCGACAATCTCGGAATTCCGCTGGCCGGTGGACTGCTGTACACGTACACCGCAGGAACAACGACGCCACAAGCGACGTATACCAGCGCAGCGGGAACCATTGCCAACGCCAACCCGATTGTGCTGGACAGCGCAGGGCGCACCGCCAATCAGACGTGGTTGACCGTTGGGGTTGCTTATAAGTTGGTGCTTCAGACTGCTGCCGCGGTCACGATTGGCACTTACGACAATATCAGCGGGATCAATGATCTGACGGGCATCACAAGCGGCACGTCAATTCTGCGTGGTGATGGGGCTGGCGGCATTGGTAACGTCACGGTCGGCTCGGGTTTGAGCTACGTTGGCAGCACATTGTCAACAACCGGACAATCATTGCCGGTGAGCGGCGGCGGTTACCTGTACCGCGATTCAATCTCGTCGGTGTTGAATTACGACGCTATTATCAAGCGTGCAGCGCTGCCGGTTGCCACGACTGCGCAGATTGGTGCATTGCGTCCTGACGGGACGACGATCACGATTGGCGGCTCTAACAACGAAGTGATCAGCGCTGTTTCGGTTACGCCAACGATCAGCACCGGCGTTCTGCAATTCAGCTTGTATTACAAGGTCACCAGCGGATCAGATACGTTTACCGTGCCTGCTGGCGTCACTCGGCTGCGAGCTACGATTGGCAGCGGAGTTTATTCGAACGGCACGATTCTAATTTTCACGGTTGCCGCTGGTTTTATTACCGTAACGCCTGGCCAAACAATTGCGGTCACCGTTGCATCCGGTGGCGGCAACACGTCGCTCGGTGCATTTCTCACCGCGCAAGGTCCGGGCACTAGCAGCACGCCAGGACCAGCCGGCGGCACAGCTCTGAATTCAACATTCTCAATTGGCTCGGCGAATTTTATTTCAAAAGCCTTTGACGGGACGTTGGCTAATGAATGCCGAGGGACGACCAACATTGTTCCGGTGCAAGCGCTGTTTGACGGGGCGTCACCTCCGACGTTGAACGGCTACGTAATCATTGAGTATTGATCATGACTGCGCCAATCGAAATCATTTCGCGGTCTCTGAAAGACATTGGGGCGCTCGAGGCTGGCGAGACGCCGACGTCTGACGCAGCTCAAGATGCGTTCGATATGCTGAACGACATTCTGGATCAGTGGTCCAACGAACGGATGATGATCAGCTATCAGACTGAGATCATTTTCCCAACTGCCACTAATCAAGTGCAGTACACGATTGGACCAGGTGGTCAGGTCGGCGCGGTGTTTACCGGCTTCATTTCCGGCACGACGTTAACGGTTACAACTCTGACCAGCGGTTCGGTGCAGCTCGGGCAAACGCTGGTCGGCACGGGCATCGCATCTGGCACGACTATCGTGCAATTCAATACGGGTGCTGGCGGCAACGTCAATCAGGCCGGCACGTACACTGTCAGTACAAGCCAAACGGTTGCCAGCACGACAATCACGGCGAGCTACCAGCGTCCAGTCAGCATCAACAGCGCGTTCGTTCGGGTCATTAACCAGGCCGGCGGCGGTGGTCAATCGCAGAACTCGCTGGATTATCCGGTGGCGTGCATTGGGCTGGATCAATACGAGCTGATTGGACTCAAGAGTCTCAACGGACCTTGGCCAAAGGCGCTCTACTACCAGCCGGCAGAGCTGCTTGGCACGATCTATCTGTGGCCAGCTCCGGCGCAGGGCGAGATGCACGTGTTTGCCGACACAATGTTTAGGCGCTACGGCAATCTGACGGAATCAATTGCGCTGCCACAGGGCTACCTGATGGCTCTGCGCTGGTGCCTGGCTGAGCGTCTATGCCCAATGTACGGCAAGGGTTCTACAACCCAATTGGCGATGATTAACGCTTACGCAGCCCAGGCCAAAGCCACGCTCAAGCGCACCAACATGAGACCGAGCATGGTTGCTCAATTCCCTGACGTGTTGTTCTCCGGCAAAGCCAAGGATGCAAGCTGGATCTTGACCGGCGGGTTTGTCTAATGGCCGATTTTGGCTTTGTGGGGGCGTCTTATGAGGCGCCGACCATCTATCAAGATGCTCAAGAATGCATCAACTGGTATCCCGAGGTTGACATTGTAAAACCCGAAGGCGCTCGAGGCGTTGTTGCTTTGTTGCCGACTCCGGGTTATCGCACCATTGTCACGCTGCCGAACGGTCCCGTGCGGGGGATGCGAGCGATCAACCCGTTTAACCAGATGGTCGCGGTCGCAGCGAATAAAGCGTATGTGATCCTGTCAGACTGGACTTATACAGAGGTTGGCACGCTTATAACCTCGTCTGGACCCGTGAGTATCACCGAGACTCAAACGACCGACGATGGCGCTGCCAACGGCGTTGTTGCGTACATTACTGACGGCTCTGCGCGGTATATCTACAATCTAACGACCAGCACGTTTACTCAGTTGGTTAGCGATGGTCCTTGGGCTGACGCAACGGTTTGTGACTACGCAAACGGCTACGTTGCTTACAACAAGCCAAATAGTCAGTTATTCACGGTAACCGATCCTGGCTCGGCTTATACGACCAGCACGCTATACGGTCGCAAGGATGGCGGGTCAGACAACCTTGTCTCGTTGTTCTTCGATCACCAGCAGTTATTCCTGTTTGGCGAGTATACGACCGAGGTCTGGGTTGAGTCACCACCACCAGACCCGACCATTGCTAGTTTCCCGTTCACGCCAATTAGCGGCACGTTTATTCAGCACGGCATTAACGCACCATTCAGCGTAGCTCGATGGGCTGAGACGTTTATGTTTGTCACGCGGGATCTGCTTGGTCACGCGACGATCGGCACCATCAACGGTTATCAGTTTGTCCGGCTGTCGACGCACGCTGTTGAGAACTCATTGATTGGTTACGACGTCTCTGACGCAATTGCCTACTCAATGCAGATCACGGGACACGAGTGGTACATCGTCACGTTCCCGCAAGCGAATCTGACGTGGGTCTACGATTCCACGACAAAGCTGTGGTTTAAGTGGATGAGCCTGGACCCGTTGAATAACTTTCAACGCAACCGCGGCAATTGTGCAACGTTCTTTAACACGTATAACCTCGTTGGCGACTACCAAAACGGCAACATCTACATTGTAGACACGGAAACTTACACCGAAGCCGGCAACCCAATCCGACGATTACGTCGGACTCCGCACATTGTTTCCGACTTTCAGAGACAGTATTTTGAGGAGCTTCAGATCCAGTTTCAGCCTGGCGTTGGGCTGAGCACAGGTCAAGGGCAAGACCCACAGGCAATGCTGCGCTGGTCGAACGATGGCGGGTCCACTTGGTCCAACGAGCATTGGACGTCAATCGGCAGGATTGGCAAGTATCAGAATCGAGCAATCTGGCGTCGGCTTGGCATGGCCAGAGATCGTGTCTGGGAAGTGTCCACTAGCGATCCGGTGAAATCGGCAATCGTCTCTGCCAATCTCAAAGCCAGCGTTGGTGAGAACTGATGGCAACAAGTTATCTGCGCTATCCACAATCGCCATTCTTAGATCCAGTCACGAAAAGACCGGCGCGGGAATGGTTGATCTGGTTGCAAAACCCTAACGTCTCAACGATCACGGTCGGCGTTGGGCTGGTGAATACTGTTTCCGGCGGTACGACTGGATTGACTCCGGCAACGGCAACACCAGGCGCTGTTACGTTGGGCGGTACGCTCAACACGGCATCAGGCGGCACAGGCGCCAATACGCTGACCGGCTACGTCAAGGGCGCAGGCACGACACCGCTGACGGCAAGCGCGACGGTCCCGATTGCGGACGTCTCTGGTGCTGGCACGATGGCCACACAGAATGCCAGCTCCGTTGCTATCACGGGTGGCTCGGTTGCTGGTACATCAATCAGCGCAACCACGCTCACGACGTCTAGCACGGTGACAATCAACAATTTAGCGGCGGCTGGATCGCACACAGTCATTGCAAAATGGTTGCCGGTTGTTGCTGACGGTACAACTTATTATTTGCCGCTGTATACTTAATGAAAGTTGATGATTTTGTTAAAGAGATTGCTGGCCGATTTGATGCCGACCCACAGGTTAAGCATCATTTCTCAGGTGGCGTCTATGCAAAGCAAATGTTTATCCCAAAGGGATACGTTGCGGCGACCCACAAGCACAATTATTCCCATTTGAGTATACTGGCATCGGGTCAAGTCATTGTTTCGACTGATGATTCTGTCGAAAGTTACAACGC